GCCTGTGATTTATCAGGAGGTCGTGTCCGGTCCCAAGGTCATGGCCGTTGATAAGACCTACAAGGCTGGCTACTTTCTCTCGAAGGAAGCGATTGATGATGATCAGTATGGCAAGCTGAATCAGGGTGCGAAGTGGCTTGCCGAGGCTGCGATGTACACGAAGGAGTATGCGTCCGTTGCTCTGATTGACGATGCCTTCAACGGCACGAACTTCAAGGGCATGGACAATCTCTCCCTTCTGAACACCGCGCACACGCTGATCAACGCTACCACCACCGTTTCGAACCGTCCGACGAACGCCGTCTCGCTGTCCGTCGCTGGCTTCACCGCGCTGATGGATCTTGCTCGCAAGTGCAAGAACGAGAACGGCGATCCGATGATGGTGATGCCGAACAAGCTCATGATCGCTAACGATCAGGGGCAGGTGAACAAGGCGTACCAGATTCTTGAGTCTTCGCTGGAGCCGTTCACGGCGAACAATCAGGACAACCCGATTCGTCGGAACTTCAAGCCGTCCGAGATCATCGTCAATCCGTACATGACGAATCTCTTCCATTACTTCATCTACGATAGCGAGCTGAACGACTGCCACTTCCTGAACCGTGAGGCCATCACGATGACGGATTGGTACGACAACGAGGTTGACGCTGCGAAGGTGAAGGCGCGTGGCCGTTGGATCATCTGGTTCTACAACTGGCGCGCTTGGTACGGCACTAACCCGAGTGCTTAATCATGGATACGCCTACTGGATTTTCTTGGGTTAACATCCGGGGCGAGTCCAACAACCTTACGTCCAACGCTACTGGCGGCATCGTTCACCTCTTTACTGCTGCTAGCACTACGCTGCTGGTTGGTGATGCGGTCTACCTTTCTGGCGTTGGTATCGTAGACAAGTCTGCAACTGCTGCCAACTATGTTGGCTTCGTGGGCTTCGTTGTTGGCGGCGAGCAGAACGCTTATCGTACTGACGATGCTGTTGGTACGACTGCCGCTACGTCTGGTCGTCCTGTGATGGTGCAGATTTCTGGCGTTGCGCGTGCTATCGTTGGTGCTTCCGGCTTCACTGCTGGCACGAACTTCAACGCTGTTCCGTCCGCTGCGACTGCGGGTCGCGTCATTCCCGGCACGACTGCTGATCAGCGTCTTGGTGTTGCTCTTACCACGCAGGCCTCTGCCGGTGCAGAGGTGAAGATCCTCATTCAGCATTTCTAATCCTCACGATGCGTATCCCCCTAATTGTAACTGCACGCCCATCTGAGGATGTCAAGTATCCTCGTGTAACTCTGCGCTCGGGTCGCTGGAAATTCTCTTCGAACCACGCCGATTCGTGCCTCCGGGTGAATACACCTGACTCGTCCGTAGAGTTACATGAGGACTTGGATCTTCTCTCCGCCACGCAAGTGTACGTTTCCTGCGATAAGGCTGGCACCGAAACTTCTATTACGGTCTACGCATGCCTCTCACACTAGCTCTTCTTCGAGAAGACCTGCGTACGCATCTGGGCATGGACACAGCAGACCTAGATGACACAGATGCGGACAGGTTTCTTAATCGAGCGTGGTGGTCAGTTTCTTCTCAGCTCCGCTTTCGCGAGCGCGAAGGGACCACGACGCTCACTCTTACCGCTGGAACCCGAGCGTACAGTATTCCCACTACGAACTCCGTTCCGCTGGATGTGATTCAGCGAGTTGTAATCCGGCCTACAGATGGCAGCACTTCGGACTGGGATTCGCTGATTAAGATCGACGACTGGAACATGTTCGAGATTCAAGATGACTCTGCGGACATGCAAGGTCAGCCTACGAAGTATTCTACGAGAGAGCAACAGCTTATCTTCGATCCTGTTCCAGATAAGCAGTATCTCGTAAACATCAAGTATCTGAAGACGCTCCAAGACATTCAAAGCTCCGGACCTGAAGCACCTCAAGAATGGCATGAAGTCATCCTTTGGGGTGCAATCAGTCGGGGCTTTTTTGCTAGGGGCGACTGGAATCGCGGAACCGCAGCACAGAATCAGCAAGCCGTCTTCATGCAACTTCTTGATACGCAAGAAGACAAGAACGAAGAGGACCACATCTATAGTGGCCTTCGGGTCATTCGTCGGAGGTATCCGTAATGCCTTACGTTAACAATGCTGGCGTTGATCCTACGATTCCCGCCGGCTCTTCGCCAGCTCTAGTTGATAACGATATGCGCGACATCAAGCTCGCGTATAACGAACGCTTCAACGATTTCTTTGGTGTGAATTGGGCCGTCGATGATCCTATCGAGCCAACGCGAATCGGGTCTGCTGTAGATATTCAAGGTTCTCAGCTTGGAACTTTGATCTACGATGCTGGTAACTCAGGCACAACGAAGACGATTGATTGGGATAACGGGGATCAGCAGAAGGTTACGCTCACGGGCAACGTGACTTTTGCTTTCACGAATACTGTCGCGGGGCGTGCTTACGTTCTGTATCTTGTGCAGGATGGAACTGGCGGGCGCACTTGCACTTTTCCAACTTCTTCTCCTGCTGTTCGCATCTCTAATAATACGAACTTCGGTACTCCTTCCTTTACGACTACCGCAGGTCGCTTGACGATCATTACACTTATCGCGTATACTTCTAACATTCTTGTGGCGTCGACGGTTGCGACGGGCGTCAATGCTGTTTAATAGAATTACTAGATTCTTGGTCGGCCCGACTATCACGAATCTACAGCTGAATACTGCAATCTCTTCTGGATATACGGAAGCAAGTACCTTCTATGACTACGACTACAACCTGTCTTTTACTTTTACTTCGACTTTCGCTCCTCCTGTTCCGTACACTCAATGGGTTCTAGTTCTTCAGAAGTCTACGGATAACGTAACTTGGACGAATACGAGTGCTTCCGGTAACTGGCCAGCAACTTCTGCTCCTACATCCTGGACTGTAGGTATTCCTTCTGCTGATCGTGACGTTGGCACATACTACAGAATGGCAGTGTATCTTGGAACATACGATGAGTTTGTTACTGCATCTAGTTCCACTGCTCCGTTGACTTCTCTGAATATCGCAACGTATCAGGTTTACGGTGCCACTCTTATTTATGCTGCAACTGTTACGTCTCAGACTAACATTCCTGTTCCAACTGGAGCTAACAGAGTTACTGCTAGGGTTTTGAGTTCTGGCGGTGATGGTTCAGCTGCAACTGCATTTGACGGTGGCGGTGGTGGCGGCGGTCGTTATGTTGTCACTCCTGCCATCTCAATCAATTCAAACTATACCTTCGACATTGAATACACTCTCAACGCAGCCGGTGCTTGCGGAGTGAAGTGCAACACGACAGGTGATCGCTTGTATGTCAATAACGGCGGCAACGGACCTGTGAATGGCGTTGGTCTTGGTTCAACTACTGACTTGTATAAGGAAGGAATTTTCAACGTAACATATGCGACAGCCTTGGATGGTACAAACTCTACTGGTCCTTATTCTACAGCAGGCTTTGCTCAGTCCTCTCCTTGGGGAAGTACAGTAAAGTCAGACGGACCTTTTGGAAATAGCGGACTTCCTGCTGACGATGCTATCATGGCCGAGATGTTTGGTTGTGGTGGCAACGGTTGTATGACAACACAAATCAATCAAAATCCTGCTCTAGGTTCCGGAGGTATCGTGCAAATTACTTTCACAAAGGTGTAATATGGCATCTGAAGCAGTGGACATCTCGACATGGGAAGTCGTCAAGACCATCATTGAAGTAGCTGTTATTCCTGTTGGAATGTGGATCGTGAACACTCTGCGCCTTGCTCTCGAAGAGCTTCGCACTCTCCGCACAGTTCTGATCGGAGTCGACGGAAAGAACGGAATGCGCTCGCGTCTTCGTCGTCTTGAGCGGAGAGTGGAGCAGCTTTCCTTGCAGCAAGCAGCAAGACACGGCGAACCCATCGAGATGGATACAACGGAGGATGACGACTGATGTTTGCTAACGCATTTAAGCACGTTGTGAAGGAGGAGGGCGGATACGTTAACGATCCAGCCGACTCCGGTGGCGCAACGAATCGCGGTGTTACTCAGCAGACTTACGACCGACACCGCGATGCAAAGAATATGGATCGTCGGCACGTCAGGTATCTGACTATCGCTGAGACAGAAGAAGTTTACGAGCTTTACTGGAAGGACTGCAAGGCAAACGAGCTTCCAGATGGTATCAATCTTATTCATTTCGACTTTGCGATTAACGCAGGTATTCGACGAGCTGCGATTACACTACAGCGTTGCTTGGGCGTAGAGGATGATGGGATCATCGGATCTAAGACTCTAGCAGCAGCGCAGGAGAGAAACAGTGAGGATACGATCCGAGCCTACGCCGAAGCCCGTCGAGGGTTCTATAGGCATCTCGCAGAACGCCGTCCAAAGGATCGTAGATTCCTTAATGGCTGGCTACTTAGAACAAATCGAATTGAGGGAAGGGCTCTCGATTCCTACCGGCGAGCAAATAAGAGTAGCGGACCCAGTACGGTTTGAAGCACCTGTAGAGTTTGCAGAGATTCCAGAGCATCCCGTTTCAGAAATGGGATTGTCTGACACTACGCCATCTGTTCTGAATCTTCTTCGCATCAAGTTTAACAATCCCGTACCTGTTACAGTCACGAACTTTTTGGGTGGACAAGAAGGACAGCAGATTACAATTCTTGGGGATGGAAATACTACACTTCAAAACAACACAAATATTAATACAATCAGCGGAAATGATTATCTTCTTGCTACCAATACTACCTACATCTTTACTTACTACGGTGGAGTCTGGATTCAACTTAGCGGCACAGCGGCTTTGGCTTACGCGAACGCAAAGCTAGGCGCTGACGTTACACTAGCTTCTGCTGGAACATATTACGATGGTCCTAGCATTACTCTGGCTCCGGGCATATGGCTGATCAATGGTCAAGTCACAATAAAGCACGCGAAGAATAGTGCAGTAATTTTCGTGACTCGTCTTAGCACAGGAACTACGCACTACTCTTCGACTGAATCTCATATTCACGATAAGAATCCAAACGTATCTAACTTGAATATGAGTACCATCGTTAATCTTACTGCTTCTACTACGGTTAAGATTCAGACTGCTTGCGATGATTCAAGCAGTATTTCTTATATGATTGCAGCTACGGTGAATTACGGCTCCGGCAACAACGCTACTCAAATCTCCGCTATCAGGATCGGGTGATGAAACCGAGGCTTCCAATTTTACAAGTCGAGCCTCCTATCGAGCAACCTCTCGTAGAGGCTCGCATCACGGGAGGCATGAACTCTCGTATTGATCCTGCTGACATTTCAAATTCACAGGCTACTCTCTTCGTAAACGGGCGTACGAGCGCAGACTTTACGAGAAGGGCTCCGGGCGTTACGGCTCTCGCTGGAACAGCTCCAGATGCGAAGCCTGTTCTTATGTATACGCAATGGTATCGTTTCGACGGTACTACCGTATTTCTTCGCTTCACAGAGGATCGCATAGATAAGTATTCCAACGGAACATATACACAACTCACGGGTACTCTGAATGGCACGGCGCAAGATGGTATTCGTTTCGTGCAGACCGCGGACGCCTCGGATGACTATTTCATCTTTACGAACAACGGCGCCGATAAGATTCAAGTTCTAAACTCTACGCCAACTAGCTTCGCTGCTCTCAGCTCTTCTACTACGATCAACACAAAGTATAAGTATATCTGTGCCTTCTTCAATCGCATCGTTGCCGCTAATCGTGTAGCTTCTGCGTCTTCTCCTACATCGTCTGCCAACCCAGTCCTGATCGCATGGTCGGGAGATTTCAACTTCACAGAATGGAATCCGGCGAACGACATCTCAGCGGGCAGCACCCCACTTGTGGAAGCGCAGTCGGATTACGCGGACCCCATTACTGGGCTCTTCGGCTTCGCGTCGGTGATGCTGATTCTTCGGGAACGTTCTTTGTGGATTGCAACGAAGAGGCCTGTTGCCTCGAATCCGTTTGCTTTCCAGGCGGCTTTCCCTTATGTGGGCTGCGACACGCCAAGCTCGGCGACGCAAACGAGAAATGGTATTGTCTGGTATGACTACCGGACGAATCAAGTATATGTCTATGAAGTAGGATCTCCTCCGCGTCCGATTGGAGATGCGATCAAGAACAACATCATCGGTGCAATCACGGACAGAGATCTTGTTTGGGGATCTTACGATCAGATTAATAACACATACTTCTTGACTATTCCCAGCACTACAACTACGAATGCCAGAATTTTCCATTACAATTTCGATACTGGTTCTTGGGGTTACGATGATAAGGAGTCTGCGTATGGCGTTTATCCTGTCGATGGTGGCGCCTCTCGTCTAGACTACGATCAGCTTACTGGAACGTACGCAGAACTCACTGCTGCCGTTTCAACGTACGACGACATCGGAGTGACTGCTGCATCTCCTCCGGTAAACTATATTGGCTACACTGATGGCGTCCTTCGATACGAAGATGTAAACGCTGATAACTTTCTGCTCGCGCAAGAGTCTGGCACTGGACTTCTGCTTCTTGAGTCTGGTAGCGGGGGCATCTTGCTGGAAAATTCTAATGCTGGGCAACTGAACTGGACTTCTAAGATTTATAGAATTCCGTCTGGTGACCAGATGATTTCAAGGCTTATGATTCTGTTTAGGCCCACAAGAACTGGTAATTTTAATGTTGAGTATAGAAAAAATTCTTCTGATTGGGTGCAGTACAAGAACATATCTTTTGCTGCAACCCAAGGAAGAACTCGCATATACTTTACGAAGCTCATTCGAGCTAATGAGTTTCAATGGCGCGTCCTCTGCGAAAGAGGAAATTTGGATTTGCTTGAGTACAAGATCGACCTATCCGTATCTCCCGAGGACAAGACAGAATGAAGGTTATTTGCAAGGAACCGGAAGGCGAAGTGGAACGCACTGTTTGGCCCTTCTCGTTTACGAAGGAGAATACTCTCAAGCTTTACGAGAAGGCCAAGCAGTTTCCAGTTCTTTTCGGGAGGCCTCTTAATAGTCTAGAGGATTTCACTTCGTTCTTCATCACGCAGAACCTATCTGGTGATGCGGAGCCGATGGGCCTTATCTGGATCGTCGATGATTTTGTTGGCATGTTCTATGTTAACGACATCACGGACACAGAGGCGAACGTACACTACTCTTTCTTTGACAGGCGACATAAAGGAAGAGATGGGCTCGTTCGTGCTATGGCTCAGAAGCTCTTTAACGACTACAAGTTTGTTCGACTAAACGCATACATTCCTACCTACGCTGGCCTTCGTGTTCGTTTGTTCGTAGAAAAGTGTGGCTTTCATCTTGAAGGACGAAAGCGAAAGTCAGCATGGTGGAAGGATCGTTGGTTCGACACGCATTTATTTGGACTTCTTCCGGAGGATTTGAAGGATGGGAGCTAGAGTCAGGGAGACTGGCGGCGGCGCTAACGTAGGAACTTCTAATGCGTTTAATCAGTTCCTAGGTCAGCAACTCCAAGCAATGAGTAACGCGCAGCAACCTTTTGCACAAACCTCTGCGGCTGGTCAAGGTATTGGCGGAGCGCTTGGTGGACAGGGTGGATTTCAGGATTTGTCCGGTGCAGGGTCAGCAATTCAGAAGTATTTTGAGGGTGGCGGCGGCGGAGGCATGGCCGATCTTTCTAAGTTCGGTACGCCGCAGACCGCAGCAACCTCTCAGGTTGCTGGTACTGGCATGGCCAACCTTGATAAGTTTGGTAATGCTGTGCAGGCAGGCGGCACTGGCATGTCAGATCTTTCTGGCTTTGGTACCGCAGTGCAGAGTAACTTCAACACGCAAGCTCCCATCAACAGTCAGTTCAATAACATGCTGATGAACATGATTGGTCAGGGCGGGCAGTCTGGATTCTCTGCTGCTCAAGCTGGCAATCAAGTTCAGATGACTCCGCAGATGAACTATCAGCAAGCGTATGGTACGCTTGGCGAAGATCCTCTGATGCAGCGCGAGCGTCAACGCGCCGTCGCAGAGCAGCGGGCTCGCTTCGGTGCAGAAGGTGCAGGTGCGCTTGGCACTGGTGCCCAATACGCTGAGTCGAACCTAAATGCAGAGCTTGCTGCGCGTGATGCTTCAATGCGTCGTCAGCAGGCTATGCAGCTTATGGGTCAGGATCTTGCAGGGCAGCAGGCGATGGCGAATGTTGGCTTGCAGAATCGTGGTCAAGATGTGCAGACTGCGATTGCTAACATGCAAGGCGGTTTGCAGGGCGCTCAGAACATGAACGCTTTCGCTGCGAATGCAATGCAAGCTGCGGGTCAGGCTCGCGGGCAGGATTTGAATACTGCATTGCAACAGCTTCAGCTTGGCGCACAGCAAGGTCAGTTTAATGCTGGGCAGCAAAATGCTATACAGCAAGCCATGATGAATGCTCAGTTGCAGAATCAGCAGATGGGCAACCAGCAAGGCCAGTTCAACGTGGGCCAGCAGAATGCTATGCAACAGGCTATGCTGAATGCACAGCTTCAGAATCAGCAGCTTGGTAATCAGTTCGGACAGTTCAATGTTGGACAGCAGAACCAGATGAATCAGTTCAACGCTGGGCAAGGCAATGCGATGCAGCAAGCCATGCTTCAGGCAGCTTTGCAGAATCAGCAGATGGGGAATCAGTTCGGTCTTGGTATGCTAGGCCAAGGTATGAACA